CATGGAAGGAGCTGCCCTCGCTCGCTGGCATGTGGGACCTGGTCACTGGCGCGGCGATGAACTTCGGCGCTGCAGTCGCCGACAAGCTGGCAGAGGTCGGAGAATGGGTACAGGGCCTGGTCACTAAGATCGAGAATCTCGGCGCCGCATTCGGTCGGCTGCTCGGCTTCGACGTCAAAGACAAGCAGGCGCCTGCGGCAGGGCGCGCGGCTGGCCGAGGCCTCGGCGCTGGCGTCATGACGCCAGAGCAGGAGCGCGCCGCTCGAGCGGCCGAGCTCGATGCGCAGGTGCGCGACGCCGAAGCCAAGCGCAAGGCCATCGCCGATGAGATCGCGAAACGGAAGTACGCATCTGGTCGAGGCGTAGGCGCAGGGACGCAGCAGTTCGGCGTCGCGAGTCTGCCAGTGCCTGCGGCACCTGCTGGCAGCGGCGCGCCAGCGGCGCCATCGAACACAGTCAACAACGGCCCTGTGACAGTCAACATCGGCGCAGGTGTCGGCGCTGCCGATGCTGCACGCGCAGCCAAGGCAGCGATCGACCTCGAGCGTCGCCGCACTGCCGAGGCTGTGAGGAGGACTGGCTAGATGTCGCGCGAGGTCACGCACCTGCAGATCGCTGGTATCTGGATAGACTGCTCTATCAGTGAACAGCACTCATCGCAGGCCGAGGTGTCGCGCCATCCTGTCGAGGATGGCGCCGATGTCACTGACCATGTGCGGCTGCAGCCAGACTCGCTGAGCATCGAGGGCCTCGTAACGAACCAGCCTATTGAGGTGCCTAAGTCACATGCGAATGGCGCTGTCGGCAGCGAGAGCGGCGCGCGCCTGCTCGGTCGCGATGGCTCTGCGCTCACTCGCCTCGAGCCGCTCGGCACGCGATCGCAGACTATATTCGGCGAGCCTACCCTCGGCGCGCTCGGCCTCATAACGCCTGTCGCGCAGGGCGCTGCGCTGCTCGCTGGCATCGGCCTCGACCTGCGGCCTCGGCGCGCGTTTCAGTATCTATCGCCTCGGCTGCAGCCGCGCACCATCGCCTGGCAGGCGAATGCGCTGCGGTTCGATCGCGAGTTCGATCGAGTGCGCGCTGTGCACGATGCGCTGCGCACAGCCTACGAGGCGCGCCGCCCTGTGCAGGTCGTGACTGGCCTGCGCGTTTACGAGTCTGTTGTGCTGGTCGACCTGTCAGTGCAGCGCGATGCGAGCTCGAGCGGCTCGCTGCGGTTCGGCGCGACAGGGCAGATCATCAGGATCGTCAAGTCGCAGACAGGCCAGGTCGGCAAGCCCGATCCGACGCAGCCGAGAGCGGCGCCGAAAGTCGACAAAGGCAACCAGAACACTACGGCTGTGCCGCCATCCGAGGTGCCGCCTAAGAGCAAGAGCGCAGGAGCGGCGGCAGTCGATGCCATCGCGGCAGCACTCAAGGGGCTGTGATGGCGCAGCGCATTATCACAACGCCAGACCCAGACACGACGCAGCGAGTCGAGCTCGGCGGCCTCGTATACACGCTGCGGATCGTGTGGTCGCAGCGCGGCAGCTGCTGGCACCTCGAGCTCGCAGACAGCGAGGGCACACCGATCCTGTATGGCGTGCGCATGATCACGCTCTGGCCGCTGCTCTACCGCTATCGCTATCTCGGCACGCTGCCGCCAGGCGATCTCTGGTTCCTCGACCTGCGCGAGGAGGCTGCGAAGCCAACGCTCGAGGACATGGGAGATCGGTTCCGCCTCTACTATGTGCCAGATGGTGAGTTCTGATGGCCGAGCCGAACGCCTACAGCGACTCAATCAACCTATTCGATCGCGCCTACAGGCTGCAGGTCGACACGTTGCTAGTGTCAGACCTGCAGGTAACGTTCGAGGTCAAGCGCTCGCTCTCGGCAAAGACAGCGAATAGCGCCGAGGTAAAGCTAGTCAACCTGGCCGAGAGCACACGCAAGCGCCTGCAGGGCATGCACGATGTATTCGTGTCGATCGAGGCTGGCTACAGCGACGGCATGAGTGTGATCTTCCGAGGCGAGCTGCACGAGGCTTTCTCAACGCGCGAGGGCACTGAGTGGTCTACGCAGGTCACGAGCAACGATGGCAGCACAGCGCGGAAAAAGAAGCGCATACAGCATAGCTTCCCAGCTAACACACGAGTCTCAGACATCATCGTCGCTTGCGCCAAGGCGCTCGAGGTCGGCCTCGGCAACACAGAGAAAGCAGCGAGCAGCGCTGCCTGGTTCGGCGTAACGCCTGCGACTGTGCAGACAGGCTATGTCGCGAGCGGCGATGCGCTCTCGCAGCTCGATCGGGTCTGCCGCAGCTGCGGCCTTGAGTGGTCGATTCAAGACAACCAGCTGCAGCTGCTGCCTCGAGGGCAGCCGATCGCCGAGCAGGGCATCGTGCTAACGCCGAGCAGCGGCCTCATCGGTTCGCCAGAGCTAGGCAAGGGGCGCATGGTGCGCTGCCGCACGCTGATGATTCCGAACCTGCTGCCAGGCCGCCGAGTCGAGCTGCGGACAAAGCACGTGCAGGGCGTCTATCGCGTTGAGACTACGCACCATAAAGGCGACTATGCCAGCGCGGATGAGTGGGGCATCGAGCTCGAACTAAAGGAGTTCACACAGTGACGCAGCCACAAGTATTCGACATCGCCACCAACACGAGTGCAGACGCAACCGAGGCAGGCCTCGCGACGCCGAGGCCGAAGCCAGAGCCAGAGGCGCCGCCGCCAGATGGCGGCGACGGCGAGGGCCAGCCAGAGGGCGAAAGCACACTGGCAGAGCAGACGGCTGGGCAGCCAGTCGAGCAGTCGACCAGCGTCCCAGACCCCGAGGCGCCTGCCATCGAGCTCGCGCCAGAGGAGCTGCTGCCAGCGGATGAGGGTTCGGCCTAGTGCCAGCGACGCCGCAGCTGGCCGACCTGCTGCAGGATGCTGCGGCGCAGTCGCAGTTCGAGCTGCACACAGCGATGCCTGGCCAGGTCGTGAGCATCTATGCCGATGCTCAGACCAAGCGCCAGTTCGCCGATGTGCAGCCCTGCCTGCGGCGCGCGCTCGCGACCGACGATGATGCCCTCGAGCCGCTCGCAGAGGAGTCGCTGCCTGTGCTGCCGCGCGTGCCGATTGCGTATATGCAGGGCGGCGGCTGGTTCGTGTCGCTGCCGCTCAAGGTAGGCGACTTTGTGCTGCTCATCTTTGCCGAGCGCAGCATCGATCGCTGGCTGGCGGTAGCAAAGAAGAATAGCCAGGCGACGATCGCGACTGGCGACATCGGCCCGCACACGCTCGATGGCGCCATCGCGCTGCCAGTCGGACCTGCGCCGATCGGCGAGCTGCTCGATGGCGTGTCGGCGACAGACCTCGTGATAGGCAAGAGCGGCGGCGGCATGCTCATATCGATCGGCGACTCGCTGCTGCAGCTCGGCGCGACCAGCGGCACAGACTTTGTCGCGCTGGCAGGCCTGGTCAAGAGCGCGGTTGATGATGCGCTGTCTAAGATTTGGACACACACGCATATCGTCAACACGACAGGCACAGCGGCGGCGCAGACAGGCACTGCGCTCGCGCAGACTGGCCCTGCGCCGACCTCGGCATCGGTCGCAGCAACCAAAGTAAAGGCCATCTAGCAGCATGGCAGTAGACCAGAAGCCTGCGCGCCTAGCCGCTCGAGCAGCCAGTCGACTGGTCGGCTGGTCGAGCAGGCGCTCGCGCTTCTTGCCTGTCGGCGGCGATGCCGATAGCGCGAGCACATGGCAGACCTAGCGCTCGACCCAGTGACTCGCGACCTGGTCATCGAGGACGGCGACCTCGTGATCGTCGCAGGCCCTGCCGCCATCGCGCAGGATTGGAACCTGCGTGTTGCATTGTTTCGCGGCGAATGGCCGCTCGATCGGCGCATCGGCATCGACTACCAGGGCCTTATCTTTGGTCCGAAACCGCCAGACGCGTTGCTGCGGCATATCTACACACGGGTCACGCAGGAGACTGCTGGCGTGAAGAGCATCGAGCGGCTCGAGTTCACATTCGATCGCCGCACGAGGCAGCTCACTGTCGATGCTGCAGTCATCGCCGAGACTGGCGAGAGCGTGCCGCTAGTGTTCAAAGACATCCTGTTCATCGAGGCAGGTGAGGAGCAAGTATGAGCGGCCTCACGCCGATCGGGTTTCAGGCAAAGACAGTGCAGCAGATCATCGCCGAGCTGCAGGACTATCAGCGCTCGACCATCGACGGCTCGCTGAATAGCTCGAGCACTGGCGTGCTCGCGAATCTCAACATGGCATTCGCGATGCAGCTCGCGCAGGTGTGGGAGCTCGCGCAAGAGATATACGACTCGCACGATCCGAACTCTGCCGAGGGCACAGCGCTCGATGCAATCGGCGCGCTCACTGGCTCGACTCGCCTGCCTGCAGCGGCGAGCGTGGCTGAGCTCGCGCTTACGCTCGGCGCCGCTGTGACTGTGCCTGCAGGCTCGCGAGTAAGCGACCCAGCCAGGCCGACAGTGCAGTTCGCAACCTCGGTCGCAGTGACCTCGATCGGCGCTGGCAGCTACATGGTGCAGGCTGTCGCGACCGAGACAGGGCCGATCGCTGCGCCGCCAGGCACGCTCACGCACATCGACTCGCCAGTGCCTGGCTGGACTGCAGTCACGAATCCAGACGCAGCCGACCTCGGCAACGATGTCGAGAGCGATGAGGCGTATCGCCTGCGGCGTCAAGAGGAGCTCGCAGCGCAGGGCGGCTCGACTGTCGACGGCGTGCGCGCAGACGTGCTCAAGCTGCCAGGTGTCGTGAGCTGCCGCTGCCTTGAGAATCGAACCGACGTCACTGATGTGAACGGCCTGCCGCCGCACAGTTTCGAGGTCGTTGTGCGAGGCGGCGATGACCAGGCCATCGCCGAGCAGATCTGGCTCGACAAACCTGCAGGCATCGAGACATTCGGCACGACCTCTGTAAACGTAGTCGACTCCGAGGGCGAGACGCATGCAGTGCACTTCACTCGACCGACAGCGATCATCATCAACGCAACCTACGAGGTAACGACGGCCTCGCCGTCCACCTATGTCGCGCTGTCTGTACGCGCAGCGCTCGTGCTCGCGACCAACGATCCGAGCAACCATGCCTACTTCGATATCGGCCTGCCTGTGTACCTCGTGCGGCTGCTCGCGATAGGGCAGGCTGTGCAAGGTGTCGTGAACTTCACGATGGATATAGCGCGCGCGCCGACTGTGCCGCCAGACGCGTTGCCCACGCAGCCGAGCTTTACAGTCGCAATCGGCCCTCGTGAATACGCAACATTCGCAGGCGCGACCTGGTCGGGGCCATGACGCTCGAGCAGAACACCGCGCACGTGGCCGAGGGGCAGGCGCTACCTATCTATGACCTGCGGCAGTCGCTGCAGCAGGCGCTGCTCGCAAGCTACCTCGTGCAGGTGCAGGAGCTCGAGGATGCCGTCTGGTCGCTCTACTTCGGCACGATGGTTGAGCACGCGACTGGCGATGCCCTCGACCAGCTTGGCGAGATAGTCGGCCAGCCGAGGCAAGGCCGCAGCGATGAGGTCTACCGCGTCTGGATTCTGGCGCGCTCGCTGGTATCGCGCAGCAACGGCAAGCCAGAGGAGCTGCTCGCGATCCTGCGCATGGTCTGCGATGAGAGCATCGCGATCGTGCTGTCGGAGATAAAGCCAGCGCGCATACACGTGCGGCTCGCAGGCACAGTGAGTGCCGAGCTGGCGTCGCAGGTCGGCGAGCTCATGCTGCTCGCCAAGGCGCAGGGCATCGCGGTTGACCTCACGTTCGCGGGTCTGCCAACGACATCGCTATTCACGCTCGGCACCTCGAGCGACTACGCGCACGCCGACCCGAACACAGGGCTAGCCGACACTGCGCTCACGACTGGCGGGCGGTTGACCTCGATCGTGTAACGAGCAACCAGTCGAGCAGTAGACTGGTCGAGCAGTCAGCGGATAACCTGGCCGCATGTCTGTCAAGGTCATCGTCGGTTCGGACACGCCATCGATACCAGTCACGATATCGGGTGCGCGAGGGCCTGCAGGACCGCAGGGGCCTGCAGGCCCCGAGGGTCCCGAGGGACCGCAGGGACCGCAGGGACCGCCTGGCTCGGATGCCAGCAGCGCCAGTGCGCTGCAAACGACGGGTGATCCTGTCGATGTGGCGAGCGCAGCACCACCGGTCGAAGGGCAGGTGCTGACTGGGATCGATGGAAAGCATGCGATCTGGCGAGTGCCTGGCCTGCGGTACGATCCATCGATCAAGTTTTGGACTGGTAGCGCTGGCACAGCCACGATCGCGCCAGGCACATGGGGCTTTATCCAGCAGCCGCCAGTCGGCACGACTGAAGCTGTTGTGTTCATCATCTCATCGATCGATGCACCACCGGTTGATTCGCATTTTGCCCTGTATGTCGGCCGCGATGTGACGGTGCCAGTCAGAGTGCAGGTGTTAGGAACATCGGAGATCCAAGGTCTCGACGGATTGCGCGGCTCGAGCGCTGCATTGCCCGCTGGCACCTATTCGGAGTGGGTATTTTATCATGAGGACGGCGCCTCGATTTGGGGCCTTGTCAGCGGCCGCACAGGCCCACAAGGGCCGGCCGGTCCACAAGGCGATCCTGGCCCCACTGGCGCGACCGGTGCGGCCGGTGCGACCGGCCCAGCTGGCGCGACCGGTGCGACCGGCCCAGCTGGCGCGACCGGTGCGACCGGCCCAGCTGGCGCACCAGGTGCGACCGGCCCAGCTGGCGCACCAGGTGCGACCGGCCCAGCTGGCGCACCAGGTGCCCAAGGGCCGCAGGGTGTGCCTGGTGTGCAAGGGTCAACTGGTGCGACCGGCCCAGCTGGCGACCCTGGTAACCCGTGGCTGCGGAGTCCCGCTGGCGCAATCTTCGCCGATGAGTTCACCTCAGACACGAGCGCACTCTACAAAATCATCAACATATATGGCGGCGCTGAGTTTACACGCGTCGGTGATATCGACCCATACGGCCGGAGTGTCTTAGGCCCTACGCAATACAGATCGACTCTCATGGGCAGTTGGCTGTGGTTCGAGCTGCCGCTTGCAACAGACATATTCATCGCGCGCAACGTCAACCCAACCGACTGTCTGGTGACTGGTCGCTTTCGAACGCAAGTCCGACCCACCAACACGTTCTACACGCCGCTGTGCACAATATTTGCCGCTGCTGACGCAGCCGGCATTCCAGACGTGCTGAAGCTGGCTCGCGTTGGATGTCAAACCAACACCAACGGCCTTGGTGTGTACTCGCGATTCAATCGGATAGACAACACAAGCAACGTCGAGGAAGGCATCCCATATTCTGGCTTTTGGGACTCGTACGCCGACCGATTCGAAGGTACGGCCCGCCGGAGCTGGCTCTACAACAGCCAAACAGGCGACTCTTACGAGTGGCCAACTCCGCGCACGTTCGTAACACCTCTAGCTTGGGTCGGGTTCTACTGCCGCAACGACGTAGCAGGGACGTCCGCCCTGTTCGCTTTTGATTTTCTGCGGGTGCAGAGCAACAGCAAATGGCTGATGTCACCTTGAAGCCCCTACGCAGCCAGCCAGCCGCGGTAGCCTAGTGGACTGGTCAACCGGTCAACTGTAGGCTGCGCCATGGCAGCGCCTCGACCGCCAGCGAAACCAGACTGGGCAACCTCGCCAGGCACCTCGAACCCGCGCGTCGAGCCGACGGCGCCGCAGAAGGCCGCAGGCTTCGCGGCTGGCGGCAGAGCGAGCGCAGCCGCCGTCAACTGGCTGCTCTACAGCACAGATGCTTGGATCGATTGGTTCGATGAGTTCGTAACCGCGAACCGTGGAGGCTGAGCATGCCGAGGCCAACATCGAAGCTTGAATGGGCAACGGTAGGCGCGCGCATCGAGCCGACTGCGCCGCAGAAGGCTGCAGGTTTCTCGATATCGCAGAACCCACCATCCGAGGCGGTAAACTGGCTGCTCGGCAACATCGGCGAGTGGTGCAGCTACTTCGATGACTATGTGAACCAGACGTATCCGGCCGACCTCGCGACCGCGAAGGCCGCTGTTGTTGCGAGCGTGCCTTACCCGCAGCGCACGATCGTCGATGCGACCGCGATGCAGGTCAACAGCCTTTCGGCGGCGGTCAGTGCCGCTGGCGTGCTGCAGCAGGTGCTCGGCGTAGGTGTGGCTGGCAAAACGATTCGCTATGACCCTGTCACGCATGCCGCAGCGGCGAGCACGTGGGGCCTGGCGGTCGACTGCAACGATGTAGCATTCGGCAACTCGCGATATATGGCTTGCGGCGCGACAGGCAAGCTGCGCACGAGCAGTGATGGTGTCGTGTGGTCTGCTCATGCCGACATCGGCGGCACGTCTGTGCTCGCCTCGATTGCCTACAGTCCAGAGCGCAACATGTTCGCAGCGGTCGGCACAGACGCGACGAACGCTAACAGCGTGATCATCGCTGGCGATGGTGCGCTAACGCCTGTGACGCGCGCGCTGCCAGTGGCGAGCGATGTGCCTCGGCGCATCGTGTGGGCTGGCGGCAGCATTCAGTCGTTCTTCGTGTTCACGAATGGCGCGGTGTACGCTTCGCCGAATCCGTACACGACTGCGTTTACGCAGGTCTATACATACACAGGATTTACAGCGGTGCTCGATGTCGCGTGGTCGCCAGAGTTTGGCGTCTACATGCTCGGCATCTGGTCTACTAACACGCTGCAGCACGTGTTCAGTCCGACAGGCGCCGCTGGCAACTGGCAGACCATAGGCAGCAACTCGCTCGCAGCTACGCCAATCAGTGCATGCATGGCCGCGCTGCCGAATAGCCTGGTGACTTTTGTGTCCAGTGGAAGCGCGTTCGCTTGCTTTGCGGTGCCGCAGTCGCATGCGACGTCTGGTCCAGATCGAGGCAGCGCCGATCACGTGCTCAACGTGCTCGGCGCGAAGCCGAGGCGCGCCAAGGTGCTGCATAACGCGCTGTACGTAGTCGGCAACGTCAGCGGCACAGACGCAGCCATATATGCGAGCACGCCGCTCGAGACGCTGCGTCCATACTCGCGAGGGTGAACGATGCCAAGGCCAACAACGCGACCAAGTTGGGAAGGTGTCCAGCGCGAGCCAGCGCTGCCGCAGCGGCACGCTGGGTTTATGCCGCAGGACACGCCGCCAGCCGAATGGCTAAACTGGATTTTCGGCAACCCGTCCGACTGGATCGACTACCTCGATGATTGGATCCAGAACATAGCGACGCCAGAGGCCAACGACCTCGAGCGCATGCTCGAGATGCAGGCGCTCGTGCCTGCGCGAAACTACGCGCAGTCACCGCTGCCGATGCAGATCAAAGGTTGTGCCGCAGTGCTCGCAGGCCCTGGCGCCCTTGCCAGTGTGGTCGGTGTTGGCATGTCTGGCACGATCGTGAGGTACGATGCGGTGCGCACAGAGGTCACGAACCCAGCGCCAGCCAGTGGCTTCACAGGCGCATTCAACGACGTGATTTGTGGCAACAGCCTCTATGTCGCAGTCGGCACGAATGGCACGAACGCGATCATCCAAACATCTGGCACAGGTACAGGCTGGACTCAGCGGCTCAGCGTGGGCGTATCTGGAGCCTCATTCACGAGTGTGGCGTATGGTAATCTGCGATATATTGCAGTCGGCGTGTCGGCTGGCGCGAGCATCTGCTACACATCGACCGATGGCGTCACTTGGACTTTTGTCACGAGCACCATTCCGCCGATCCTCAAGGTTATCTATGTTGGCGGCACGCTGAATCGATTCTTCGCTGCAACGGCTGATGGTATCTACAGCACGCCAGCATCCGCTCCGGATTGGCAGGGCGCTGCGCTCGCTACGCTCGGCGGCGGTGCGGTATTCGACATGTGCTGGTCGGCAGCGTTCGGCATCATCGTGCTCTCGCGCAGCACTGCCGACAGCAAGCTCTACATGTTCTCGAGCGCGACAGGAGCGAGCGGCTCGTTCGCAAGCGTAGCGTCTGGCGGAACCTGCGCGGACACAAACCTCTACACGCTCGTGCCGCTCAACAGGCAGATCCTCGTGCTGTTCGCAGTGAGTGCAACGACCTATGGGACGCTCGCGATGTTCCTGCAGGATCTCACTGTTGCGCCAGAGCCTGCGGCGATAGCGCGCAGCATTCCGAACGTGCTCGGCGGCGCCGCTGTGCGCATCAAGATCGTGCAGAACATGATCATGGTCGCTGCTAACACCTCGGCTACAGCGGCGACGATATTTTGCTTCGGACCACTCGAGTCACTGCGAGGGTTAGGACAGCCATGATCGGACCCAGGGCATTTTCGCGCTATCTCGAGTCGCAAGGAATAGGGCAGACCAGGCGCATCGACACGATCACGGGTGTGACGCTATCGGCGATGGCGGCAGCGATACCGCCGACTGCATCTAATCCACGCAGCCTCGTGTGCGTCGGCAACGCTGGGCAGATTCGGCGCCTCGACCTCGAGACGCAGATCGGCGCGACTGTCACAGCGCCAGGTTTCGGCGCCTATAACTTTTACGCTGTGAACTACAGCCAGGCGTTCACCTCATACCTAGCAGTCGGCCAAACCGATGCGCTGTTTAGCTCTCCGGATGGCACAACATGGACCAATCTCACGACGCTCGCGCTGGGCTTCGTGTACTACGCGATCGACTCAGCGACTGACCTCGCTGTAACGCTGATCGTGGGCGGCCTAGATACTGGCGGTTCCGATGGCCTCTACAGGATGCGCTACCTAGCAGCGGGCGTGCCGACCATTTACTACGCTACCGCGCCAGGCATATTCAAGAGCGTGGTCTATTCGCCAGCTGCGCAGAGGTTTATCTGCGCGAACGAAACGACAGTCTATCGGTTCAATCCGTTCGACCAGACATGGACACTGCTCGAGACGCATCCCGAGGGCACATGCACGCTGATGGACTCGTTCTACAGCGCCGCCGATTCAAGTGTGTATGTCGTGCTGCGGCTGCCGACTGGCACGCTGCGCTGCACGCTCGTGACTGGCTCGGCGATGACAGTAACGCGCTCGCTCGCCACTGCGCTTACGTTCACCACTGCCGTTGTGATGCGAGGCGCAGGGACGAGGTACAACGGACCGCTGTATCTGTTTTCAGGCGAGGGCAGCCCACGCATGACCAGCGGTCTGCTGTCAGCGGCTGCGGTGCCGCCAGCTGACAACAGGGCATACGATCCGCAGCGCGCAACCACTCACTATCCACGCGTCATTGGCGACAGTCTGCTGCGCTCGCTCGTGCGCAGTGCCGATGTGCACTACCTGCTGGTCGCTGCGGCGACCGAGCACCGTATCTACCAGAGCAGCGATGCCTTGCCTGCGTGAGAAAAGGGAGTGCGATGTCCTGCTCGAGCTCAACCAACATCCTAAACCAGTCGCTAGCGAAGCTAGATCTGATGCCTGCTGTCGTTGAGGTGCGCGCTGCAGCGGGCGGTAGCCTGGCGTTCTCGCTAGTCGCGCAGTATCCAGACGGCTCGCCAGTCGACTTCACAGGTCTGACCATCGAGGCGCCGATCATTGCGCGCTCGAGCACGCCGCCGCCAGTCGCCGCGTGGACTGCGACGCTCACAGCGCCATCGACGATCCAGCTCGCGCTAACCTACGAGCAGACGCAGCAGCTGCATGAGCCTGTGTGGGGCTGGGCACTGTGGGTTTCGGATGCGGTCGATCGCCTGCTGGTCGCGCGAGGCGACCTCATGCTGCTCGCGCCTTGAGCGCTGGCCAGGTGTGCAGGTGTGCCGACTGTGACCACATCGCTATAGTGCTTTCGCTATATACGCGCTTGCCTCGATCGCGCGCGCTGCGCGACCATGCGCCGATGCAGAGCGCCTATCCCTACTTCTCGATTGCCGCCGAGACGCTGCGCGCCGAGGGCTATCGGTACGACGCAGAGCGCGCGCTCTGGCGCGACAGGCTCGGCATGGTCGCTCGCATCGAGCGCCGCTGGCGCAGCGAGGTTGGCAGTCGGCGGCGGCTCGAATATGTGATCGTGCTCGAGGCTAGGCAGGCTTCGGCTTGAGCCTGTCGCGCATCGCCTCGAGGTCGCGCCTCGTGTCTCGCAGTCGCGACTGCAGCTGCGCCTCGAGGTCGCGATCCTCGCCTCGGTCGGCGGCCTCGATGGCGAGGCGCGCACCCTGCTCCTTGCGCTGCGCGCGCTCGCGTTCGATCTGGCGATTCGTCGGCGCGCAGTCGAGGCAGTAGCCTGCGATCTCATCGCGCAGGATGCCGATGCGCACACGTGCAGTGATTGCGACCTTGCGATCGTTGTCGGACTGTCGCCGCTGCCAACTGTCGAAACTCTCGCCAGGCCGATCGACGATCTCTGGCATCTGCTCAAGCATCGAGGCGAGCTGCCTGTCGATGCTGCTCGCGTTCATTCGCTCGATGGTGCAGCCGCAGGCCTTGCACTTGCCTGCGCTCATGACTGGCTCGCGAGGTAAGCCTCGAGCGCCTCGGCCATTGCGACGCTGAGCTCCATGCGCTCGGTCGCGCAGTAGGCGCGCAGCCTGCCGCCGAGCTCGACAGGCAGATAGGCTGTGACCTTATCCTGCTCGCGCCCTGATGGCCGAGTCACGAGGCCGCGGCCTCTGGCAGGCTGGTCGACTGATGCACTGGTCGACTGGTTGGCTGCGCGCTTGGTCGCGCGCACGAGGGCCTCCATCGCTCGAGGTGCGCGCACCTGCGCCTTGACCCGCTCTCGCTTGCTCATCGTGCCTCCTTGGCTGCGCGCTTGCTCGCTCTGATTTTGCGGCCTCGAGCGAACAGCTCGAGCTCGGCTGCCAGCGAGCGCACCTCGCTCGCTGCCTCACCCTGCGGTGCATAGCTGGTCACGCCTCGGCCTGCGGCGCTAGCCTCCTGGTAGTCGACCCGATGGCCGAGCTCGGCATCGAGCACAGGGAGCCCTGTTTTTTCGAGCACCTCGCGCGCCTCGTGACCCAGCGTCGTGCGTGCGATCCTGCGCGTGATCACGATGCAGGCCTCGAGCTCTGGCCGCAGTGACCTCGCCTTGTCGACCAGCTGCACGCTCTCGGCCATTGCCCAGCACTCGTGCGCGCTTGGTCCGCAGGGCACGATCACGACGTCTGCGCACAGCATCGCTGCGCCCTGTACCTCGCCGAGCCTCGCAGGCGTATCGATGATCACGATGTCGTATGCAGGCGCCAGCCGCGGCAGCTGGTCGCGCCGATGCATCGACACGCCCATTGCGATCACAGTCGGCGCTGGCCGCTCGTGCTCGAGCGCGACCTCAACCCACGTGCGCGCAGTCGCCTGCTCATCGGCATCGACCAGCAGGACCTTGCGGCCTCGCTCGAGCCAGTATGCGGCGAGCGAGACTGCGAGCGTTGAGCGCCCTACGCCGCCTTTCTGGTTGCCTAGGGCGAATATAGTGGTCATCTCACGACGCTCGCGACATCGCTCGGATCGATGCCAGCGTTGAGGTCGCGACACATGCCTCGCGCATCGGCGGCAGAGGCCGCAGCGCGCGAGCGCTGCGTGTATGTGTTGTAAGCAAAGTAGCTCGAGGCGCCATCGTCGCGCCTCGCTGGGATGCACATAACTATCCAGGTTCGATTGCGTGCCATAGCCTGCCTGCCGTTTCAGCGTGCCAATATAGCGCGCGATACGAAATGGTAGCACGGCTGGCGCTGGCTATACCAGCGCCCTGCTAGACAGCGCGACCAGTCGACTGGTCTACCAGCCGAAGTCGCGCCGCCGCTGCCAGACCCGCTGCAGGCGCTCGAGCCTCGGCATCCGAGTCTCAGACCAGCAATCATCGCAGAGCGTGCCCTCGCCGCCGAAGCACCATGGCACACCGCGCTGGCAGCGACTGCACACGAATAGGCCGCACTCTGGTCTGTCGCCGCACTGATGTGGGCGCGCGAGCGGCGGCCTCGGCGTGACCTCGGCGCCATCGCCGCACCACTGGCCCTCGCCATTCCAGGCTATTTCTCCGCGCTGCACGAACTCTGCGAATGTGTCTCGGTTTGACATCGACCTCGAGCCTTACCAGAGCGCCAGCAGCGCCAGGTCGAGCGCGCCGATGATGGCGAATACCACGATCAGCACATCGACAATCCGGAAGGCTTCGAGGCGCATCAGGCCTCGAGCCTCGCGCTGGCCGCCAGTGGTCTGCAGGTCCTCGATGCCGAGGCGATCCTCGAGCGCCTGCATGGCCTGGCGGGTCGCGCGATAGCGGCCATGCGAGCGCCACACGACCAGCATGCCAGTCAGAGACAGCAGGACGGCGCAGAGCAGGGCGGCCTGCGCGGCGAGGCGATGCGTCGCGAGCGCCGAGGTCAGAGCCGTGATCGTCGATGGCAGGGTGAGGAACAGCTTCTGCCGATCCCAGCCGAGTGCTACCTCTGCGCGATACTCGGCGTAGGCCAGCTTGTAGCGCTCGAGCAGCTCGGGTCGATTCTCCGTTGACATCGATTCCAATATAGCGCGAGCTGTCAATCGGAGTCTACAGCGTGACCAGTCGACTGGTAGACCAGAAGGGAACCTGTGCGCATTACCATGGAAAGAACGGACACTCTGATGGAGCTCGATGGCGTGCCTGTGCGGCGCTGGGATGGCGTGCTCGACTCTGGCGCCAGCGTGATCGTGTTTGTGCATCGGCTCGCCAGCGCCGATCCTCGCGCGCACGCCGAGCTCGAGGCCGCCGACCATCCCGAGTTCGAGGCGCCGCAGCAGATTGCGCCAGTCGCGACGTCGCAGGATGGCGGCATGGTGCAGCTCGGTCTGGCGCTCGCGCACGAGCTATCGGCGCCGCAGTTTGCTGATGTGCTAGCGGCGCTGGTCGCCGATCGCGACCTGGCGCGCCAGGTCGGCCTGCTCACTGCTAACCTCGGCCTGCGGATCGCTGGCGATGCGCAGCGCACGCCAGAGCTCGATGCAGTGATGCTCGCTCGGCTGGTCGCAACCGTCTGCGAGATGGCTCGGCTTCAAGTGAGCTGGCCCAAGCGTGTGTCATAGGCCGATGTCTGCGCTCGCGTTGTCTCGGTCGAGCAGTCTGGCGTCGCGCACGTAGCGATCCACCGTCGCTCGGTTAGACCATCGGCCCTGCTGCATGATCGCTCGGTCGGCCTTGCCAGCTCGAGCGGCGCTGGTCGCGAGGCCTGCGCGCAGGCTGTGCCCAGAATACAGCTCTGGGTCGAGGCCTGCTGCCTCGACTGCGCGCTTGATGATGTTGGCGATGGTGCGGCCAGACAGCGCGCTGCGACCGATGCGCTCGCCATTGACGGAGCGGAATAGAGGTCCGCTCTTGATGCGCGAGGCCTCGAGCCAGGCGCGCAGGTTGCGCTCTGGGCAGGTCATGCGCGAGCCGCCTCGAGCGATGCCGATGCGCGCCGCCTTACCTTCCTGGTCTGTTTTGCTGCGGCGTATGCGCAGCACGAGGCCGCCGCTCGCTTGGAACTTCACATCCTCGACAGTGAGCGCGCACAGCTCGGATCGACGCATCGCGCCGCCGAGGCCGAGCGCGAGCAGCGCCCTGTCGCGCTTGCCTGCCAGCGTGTGCGGCATCGCGCGCGCGATCGTATGCAGGTCCTCTGTGAGCAGCGGCGCGACTCGGCGCTGCTCGCTGCCGAGCGAGCGGCGGATGCCTGCCCAGAGCTCGCCGATGATCGGGCTTGCCTGCGGATCGGAATGGCCTGCGGTTCGATGCTTGGCGCAGACGGCAGCGAGGGCCATCGCGATCGATGCGACCTTGAGGCGCTCGGCCAGTGAGGCGAGGTAGAGCGCGAGCGTCTGCGGCTGGCAGGGCAGCGAGTTCAGGCCGCGCACTGCGCACCATGCGTCGAACCTGCGCCACTGCGCTGCATACTCTGTGACTGTACGATCGGCCTTGGCGCGCTTCGCGAATGCCGCATAGTTACGTATGAGGCGCTCGAGATCCTGGCCGATGTCGAGCGCAGCAGGCCGCTGGTCGGCTGGTCGACTGGTCGACTGGTCTACCATCGGCTGTGAGGGTAGGCGCGCGAGCGCCGATCCTCGGCCGATCGGCGGCGCCCTGTGTTTCAGGCCGATCGTGCGCTTACGTGAGTTGCGATGAGGGAAGGGGCGCCGTTTTTCCACTAAGGCACATTAGCGGAATCATTGAGGTTTTAGCAACGGGGCAGTTATGGCGTGCGAACGAATACTCACAGTGCAGGGCCAGGCGTGGCTGTGCTCGAGGTCTAAACGGCAGCCGAGGTGTCACATCTGCGCCAGGCCAGCGTCGCTACTCTGTGACTATCCAGTCGGCAGCCGAGGCCGCACCTGCTCGAGGCGCCTCTGCGAGCGATGCACGAGGCGGCAGCCGCCTCGGCCAGGGCAGGGCGGCGGCGACACCATCGACTATTGCTGCACGCATGAGCCGCTGCGCGCCGAGCCGCCAGCGCGCGAGGCTGCGCCAGCCGCCAAGGGGCCGAGGCCTCGAGCTCGGCGCAAGCAGGTGCAGCTCGAGCTCTGGTAGTCAGACGTCGGCAGGCCTCGGCATAAACAGCCTGCCGACCTCGAGCTCGACCTGCTCGAAAGGCGCGATGCGCGCGCAGTCGCCATCGGTATATGCGCCGAGCTCAAGCCAGCGGCCAGCGCGCAGCTCGAGCGCCTCGAGCGTGCGCGCCTCTGGGTCGACCAGCCAGTAGTGCGCGACGCCAGCTCGAGCGTATAGCGCGCGCTTGTCGACCCGATCGCGCTTGGCGCTGGTCGGCGAGATAACCTCACAGACCCAGTCAGGCACGACGCAGATCGGCCGCACATCACCTGGCTCTGGCAGCCGCTCGCGCCGCCAGCCAGATAGGTCTGGCCGCACGACCTCATGCGCCTCGAGCTGCACATCGACCTCTGGCAGAATCCACCATCCGCCAGGGCCTCCATAGCCATCATCATCATCGTACGGACCGCCAACGAATCGGCGCAGCGCACCTGCAGACTTAGCGTGCCTCGGCAGCACAGCGGGCATCATCACAACCTGGCCGCCGACCAGCTCGGCGCGCATGCCCTCTGGCAGCGCGAGCAGGTCGGCATAGGTGGCCAGCTTCGGCGCAGACGATGTCACTCGTAGGCCTTGAAAAGCAGATCAAGCGCCTCTGTGAGTAGCCGCACATTAGTTTTGCCGCTCGCCTCGGCCAGCTGCCGCAAGCGCTCGGCGTTGACCTTCGATATGTAGCTCGAGAATGGGACCTTAGTCGCGAGCTCAACCGCCTCGGTCATGAGCGCATCGAGCGTAGTGCTGTTCTTTGCGGCATAGACCTTGAGTGCCATGCGCTCGAGCTCGGTCACATAGACGTTGATCGCGACTTTGCCAGCGCGCGATGGTGGGCGCACGTACTTAGCTTTCGGCATTAGCGCCGCCGCCGCTGGTTGGCGAGCAGCCAGTCGCGCAGGGCGGCATCGATGATCGTGCTCATGTGCGTGTTGAGCTCGACCGCTGCGATCCGCAGCTTGCGGTGCACCTCGATGTCGAGGTGCATTGTTGTCGAGCGTGTCGACACGCCATCGCGGCGAGTATAGGGCGCGCTGTGCGTGCCGCTGCGGTTCTGGTCTGTCATCGTCTGGCGTCATTACTAGAGCTTGTGCAAGCTCGCAACATATCAGCCGCGCTGGCGATTGAGCCGCTCGAGCATCGCCTCGAGGTCGCGCATGACCTGCTCGTGCGGGATGCCCTCGCCGCGCTCGATCTCGGCCTCGCCAATCTCGATGGCCTCAAGGAGGGCGCGCGCATCTTCAACCGCGTCGCCAGGCGCGACGCCGCTCTGCTCGCCATCCTCGAGCGCGATGCGCAGCGCCTCGAGCAGTTCCTCCTCGGTCGGCTGGGTCGAGCTCATCGTACGAACCTCCATGTCGCTGCTCGCAGCGGCGATGTATCCGTTTAGCTATATATCAGTAGCCGATCGGCAACCGGTAGAGCTGGCGACGGATCGCCGCGATCGCCTGCGAGCATCTGAGAGCGGCGCCTGCAGGGTAGCCAGGCCGAACAAAATGCACTCGAGCGAGGCGCGAAGTCTGGAAACGCTTGCAATAGCGATTCCGCTGGCGCTTGATAGCCGCACGTAGAGAAAAAAAGAGCCGCAGCAGTTTCCCGCTGCGGCTCGAGAAGCCTCGGATTGCCGGTCGATTACCAGTCGACTGACAACCCTAATCGTGAGCGCCCTTAGACAGCGCAACGACTTGCCAGAAGATATATATCAGCCGCCGTCCGAACGCCAGAGCGCAGCCGCAGGCCGCTCGGTTTCGACATTCTATCGGCGGCTGGCAGCCGAGAATGGTGCCGCTGCGCGCTGGCTGGCCATCGAGCTGCGCGAGGCAGGCGCCGCCGACCAGCTCGAGGGCATCGAGCAGGTCGAGCTTGAGCGCGCCAGGGCACAGGCCAGGGCGCAGGCCGAAGCCGAGGATGCGATCGCCGATGCTCGCCACGCTCGCCGCCGAGCGCAGGCCGAGTCGCGCCATGCGCACAGGGCGGCGACGATCGCGCGCATCGAGCAGCTCGACCTCGGCGCCTGGCTGCCGCTCGAGCAGGCCGACCTCGAGGCGGCTCGGCGCGAGGTCGCTGCGCTCGAGCCGATCGAATGGCTGCCGCCTGGTAAGGTAGGACTCGCGCGCCTCGAGGCTGAGCTCTCGCCTCGTGTGCATGTGGCGATCGCAGACGGCACAGGCATGCGCGCTCGCGCCGAGCTCGAGCGCATCGGCGAGCAGCAGGGCGCGCTGGCGATCGGCGGCTGGGTCGCTGCGCTGGCGATCGGCGACGATGGCCAGGCTCGCCGCTCGCTGCAGGGATACGGGTCCGATGCGCGCCGAGCTCGAGGCCTCGCGATGCTGGCGGTAGTGTTCGCCGAGGCCGAGCGCCTCGAGCAGCGGCCTGGCCAGTGCATGCTTGCGCGCATTATCAGTCCGCCAGGCGGCTACCAGGAATGCCGCGAATGCGGTCTCAGACACATCGGCCTGCGCACGGTCTCGCACTGGGATCCCAACGGCCTCGACTCGCTCGATGGTGACATCGGTTACCTGCAGGCGCTCTGGCTCACTGGCGCCATCACCTGGCATCAATGGCGCGACCCATTCGCCATCGAGCAGCACTGCTGGCCGCATGAGATAGGGCGCAGCGGGTTTCCGGTTGCGCATTACACGCTCGCGCATGCCGAGGTGCGCACTGCTGCCGAGGTAGTCGAGCGCATCGCCGCTCGCGATCGAGCCTCGTACATGCTCGCGCTCATCGTGCCGACCAGGCCGAGGCTGCAGCCGACCAGGCTGGCCGAGCTGCAGCGCGCCATCGCGCCGCCATAGGCTGCACGCACAGGCTCGATCGAGACACAGGGCGCAACGCTCGAGGCCGAGCTGCGCCCTGCGTGCGTTGCCACTGCGCGCACGCACAGCGGATCGCGCCGAGCGAGCGTGCCCTCGAGGCTGCTTGCGCCTGCGGATCGAGGGCAGAGCGAGGCGATCGCACGCCGCTCGCAGCGGCAGACCATCCTCTGTAGCCATCTATGTACGAGGTAACCGCAGACTCTTAGCGGCTTAATAGGGGGGGGGGAATTCCGTCAGTAGAGATCTGTGCGAGCGCAGCGCGCGCTCGATCGTGTGCTCTCGCTCTCGCTCTGCCGCTCGAACACTCTTACTCGCGCCAGCCAAGTCGAGCTCACCTGCGCCGATCGTAGTCGCCGAGCTCGACCTGCGCGCCAGTGCGAGAGAGGCGTTAGGCGCTCACAGGTGCGCAATAGTCGACAACCTCCAGCCGCCTCGGTCGCGATACGATCGAGCGATGATTACGCGGCAGACTGCGGCAGCAGGTGTTATCGCTGGCGTTGTGATGGCGTGCGGCGGCGCTGGCATCGAGGGCATCGGCGACACGATGCGCGACGCTGGCGAGGCGATGGCAGGGATAGGCGGCTCGATGCTCGGCGGCGCTGGCGCGAGCGGTGCGAGCGGCTCGGCGGCGGCTGGCAAGAGCGGCGCCTCTGGCGCGCGCGCTGCCATCGGCGGCATGCTGGCGGCGGCTGGCGCGACAGTCGCGCAGGCTGGCCGAGCGATGGCAGGTGCTGCAGCTGGCAGCGGCGGCGGCGTTGCTGGCGCCGAGGCGCAGGAGCCTGCGTCCGATGGCCTGCCTCGGCCGCACTGGGTCCTGCGCGATAAGAGCGGCGCGCCTGTGCAGGCCGATGTCGCGCCAGGCTATGCGAGCAGCACGCCTGGCTTCGGCGAGGCTGCCGACTGCGTGACCATCGCGCACGCAGGCCAGCGTCGGATCGGCCTGTCGTATGTGCTGAGCACAGGCAAGCTCGCGCTGCCGAGCGAGTGTGCCTCGAGCGGCATCGTCTCGCAGCAGGCCTGGCGGCCAGCGAGCATCTGGTATGTGTTCGCAGACTCGGCCTGCGAGACGCCGCTCACATCGTACGCAGTAACGATCGCGATCGGCGGCACCTACTATCACAGCGCGACAGGCGCGCCGAGCTCGCCGAACACCTTCTACAGCTGGAATGCTGATAGCCAGACCTGCGCCGCAGTGCAGAACACGAGCGGCGCGAAGTTCTGGGCATTCGCGGCGATACCGCAGAGCGTGCTCGAGCTGCTGCCTCGCGCGCCTTACACGCTCGAGCTCGCCTACTAGACCAGTCGACCAGTCGACCAGAGGCCTGCTCGACCTATGCGTCTGCAGGCCTCGACACTGGCGAGAATGTGACTGCCCACACAACCGGATTGCGCGACCAGCGCAGCGCAGGCTGGTCGTGATAGATGCTGTCCCAGAGCCTGCGAAACGCCGCTATCAACGCAGCGCAGTCGCTCGAGCATCGGCCTCGGCCATTGTCATGCGCTGGGCAGCCGATGCCCTCGGCGCGCACGTCTGAGCAAGTGATCTGCTCGAGCGGCTGCGCGCGCACGCTCTCGACACGCAGCCAGATGCGAGCGGCGCGCCTCGGCATGAGCAGGCTACTGCGCCAGGTCGCGCCGCTGATGGTTCTGCCAGTCGCTCTGCGCACCTCGCGCTCGATCGCAGCGTCGCCATCGGCGCGATACGTAATGAGCTCTGGTTCATCCTCGATCGGCCTTGCCCAAGTCTCCTTGACCCACAATAAATCGCCGCGCTCGCCATAGGGGCAGCGCACCTCGCGCACAGGGCGCTCGCTGTCGCGACGCATGATCGGTGTGCAGAGCGCGCGAGGCGAGGCCGACTGCAGCAGCGCCTCGATGCGCCAGCCTTGAGGCGCGCGCACAGGGCGGCGAGTCTGATGCTTGAGGCCTCCCATGATCGCGCGCACGAGCGGCGCTCTAAACAGGATCGGTCGCCGCGCTGGCAGCCGCGCTGGCGGCGGCGGCAGAGGTCGCGCTCGCATGATCATGGCGCAGGCCTCGCTGGCTTGCGGCGCCATAGCTCGGCATGAGGGCAGGTCACGAAGTGCGCTGTGCGCAGCACAAGAGGCTCGCTCGCGAGCAGCTCGCGCTCGGCTGTCGTGAGCACTCGCGCGCGCCATCGGCCTCGGTCGAGTGTGAGCTCGACATTGCCTGCGCTGCTCGGCTCGGCATCGAGCGGCATCGCGGCTGTCGCTGTCGCTGCCCAGATGATCGCTGCTTTGCAGCTATGGCATTGGTTGAGTGGCGGCGCATCCTGCGTCTGCTCTTGTGTCATCGCGTTACCTCGGAAAGCCTCGAGCCGAGCAGCCGCCTCATGCGTGCCGCTCGGCTCGAGCACTGGTCTATCAGTGTCCTAGTCCGTTAGTCGATCGAGTGACTGGCATATCATCATCCTCGCCGCTGCCGTTGAGGTGCCAGCCGCCGCCCTGCAGCATGTCGGCGAATGGGTCGGCAGCAGCAGCCGCCGCAGCCTCGGCCTGCTCGCGCGCTCGAGCGGCCATCCATTCCCTGCTTACCTGCGCGATGTGCTCGGTCAGTGCGCGAATGCGTGACTTGTTTTTGGGGTTAGCGATCGCCAGGTCGAGCGCCTTGCGATAGGCCTCGAGCGCCGCCGCAGGTGCAGAGTCGAGCGGTTTGCCTGCCCACGTAGGCGAGCCAGACCAGTCTGCGCGAGTGCTAAACGTAGGCTTCGCAGCTGGCGGCGCTACCGCTGGCGGCGGCGCTACCTCGCGAGGCGCAGGTGCAGGCGCTGCTGGCTGTGCCGCTGCTGGCTGCGCTGGCGGCGCCTCGATCCGAGCTGTGCCCTCATTCAACCAGTCGAGCAGCTGCGCGCCGAACTCCTCGCCAGGGCAGCGGATGATCGCGCGATCGAACCGCTCGCAGCGAGTCTTACTGATTACCCAGTCGTGATCGCCAGTCATGTCGCCGACGATATCGAACTCATACTCGAGGCCCTCGCGCTGAATAGGCGCCATGCCGAGGCGCTTCGGAGCCTTGCTCGTGCCGCCTTTCCCGTTGTCGACATCCTCGACAACCCAGTCCGACTTGGCGCGCATGGTTACGATGACATGGCAGGGGATAGACACGAGGGCATCGACCATGCGCGTGTGCTCTGGCGTAACCTCGCGCCAGGCCGCGAATGAGTTCTGCGAGCGCGAGCGCTTGGTTACCTGGTCGACCATTTCGAGAGCGCCATCCTTGCCTGCCCATGCCTGCGAGAGGCCATCGACGATGAGCACATCGATGCCTGCGCGGTAGGCGGCGGCCATCGCCTCCACATAGGTCGCAGGAGCGAAGCTCGACAGCTCGAGCACCTGAAACGGAATGCCCTTGCCACTATGCTTGCGCGCGCTGCCTCGCTCGCTGTCGATCACGCCGATCCGCTTGCCGCCGAGGCCCTTGGCGATCTTGAGACTCGACAGCGTTTTTCCGCTGCCGCTGATACCTACCAGCGCGATGCGAGCGAAACTGTGCTCGCGCACAGCCTCGACAAACTGCATCGCTGGCGCTGCTGCTCTGGCGGCGGCGCTCATCGGAACCTCACATGCTTGCTCACTGGCGCGAGCCGAGCGAATGCGAGCTCGGCGCCGCTCTTGAGCGCTGCCAGGATCTTGCTCGCAGAGACTCGCCGCTCGACTACGCAGAACGCATCAGGGATATCGCTGTCATCGAGCGCGAGCAGCTCGACCGAGCGCGGCGAGGCCTGCAGATACGCAGTCACAGTCTGCGTCTTGACTCGATCGGTTCCGAGCCGCTCGAGCTCGGCCTGCAGCCTCTGCTTGAGCAGCTTTACCTCGCGCTCCTGCCGCTCGGCCTTGGCGCGATAGTGCTGCGCGAGGTCATCGTAAGCCGAGGCCTCGGCCTTGAGCCGCTCGGCTACGTGCGCGTATGCCTGCACCTTGACCTGCAGCGACAGGTTGAGTTTGTCGATCGCTGCGCCGAGCTCGTGCCGTAGCTCGCCAGTCTCTGGGTCGGCGGCCTCATCGACCAGGTCGAGCAGATGGTCGACCAGCTGGCCGATCGGTAGCTGCGAGGCGCGCAGGTTGTCGAGAGCGAGGGCCTCATCGACCGACAACGTTGTCGTGTTGGCTGCCTGTGCAGGCGCCAAGGGAACTGATGTGTGGGGCAACTGCGATACTCCTGATGGTGGCTAGATATCTAGCCATTGCACTAGAGTATAGCGAAAGTGATATATGCGCCAGCACAGGCTAGCTGCGACTGTGTGCGTGTGACTCGTACAAGAATCGGGTCAAGATTCTCGCCAGCCTTTACTAGTTTTGCAGCATATGCAGGATCGCTCGCCACATGTCGGGACTCTCCGAACCTTCCGCACAATCGGCAGTACTCGCTCTCATTGACGCAATCGGAGCAACGCGCGCCCTGTCGCTGCTCGAGCTCGCGATGCTGCTGCGGCTCGAGCTGGTCGCGAGCAGCGGCGGCTCGCTGCAGGTCGCGCTGGCGGCCAGCGACAGCGGCTATGAGGGCGTGCTCGGCTGGGATCTAGCCTCGCCTCGGCAGCCTATCGCGCAGGCTTATGGCATTGCGCGATACCTCGCGCTGCGAGGCGTAACGCAGCACAGCATCGCAGACCTGGCGGCGGCAATGCTCGGCGCATGCAAGCTCAGCGACCAGCCGCAGCGGCCGCTCTAGCGGCTGCGCTTTTTTGGTTTCGGCCGATAGTTACGGACTAGCGGTTTCGGCTTGCGAGTCTGGTCGGCGATCGGCGCCTTGGTTGCTTCATCCTGCGCCTGCATCAGTTGCTTGATGATACCTGCCGAAACTGGCTTGCCGCCGCTGGTAGCTGCGCCTGTCAGAGCGCGCGCTGTGATCGCGTTTACTACTGCGTCGCTGCCAGCCTCGCGCGCGCTCAAGAATGCGCAGAGGTAGCCTCGCGTGATTTTTTGAAACCGTCCGACAGTCGCGACGTGCTCGGCAAAGTCTCGCCTCGCCTCGTGACTCGCCTCGCGTTCATTCAAGAGGAGCTTCAGCTGGTGGTCCGTTAGCTCTGGCTCGACATCAGGATTCGGCTGCCCTGCATACCCGTAACAGAGGGCAGCAATAGGGACATCAAGCAACTCTGCGATCTGCAGTAGCTGGTCGACTCGAGGCAGATTCTGGCCGAGGTCCCAAGCGTCGATCGTTGTGTAAGCAACGCCGAGCGCCTTGGCGAAGCTCATTCGCGAATAACCAGCTCGCGCATAAAGGCCCCAGATACGACGCTGAATAGTCGGCTCCGATAGCGGGTCCTGAATATTCGGATCGGGTCTGCGAGGAACTCTTGGCACGTCGCTGTTTAGCGCGCGTCTGCTTGTGTTGACAAGTGAGCAATATAGCGGATGCGCACAACATCGAACCTCGATGGAGGCGCAACAACCAGTTGCATCCGAAACCTTCGAAACCTTGCCGCCTTTGCAACGTTCGCAGCCTGCACCTTGCCTGCAGCAAAATAAGAAGCGACCTATTCAAGAGGCGGCCTCCTGCCCTCAAACGGTTGAAAACGGAAGTTAGGCAGCTCGATTGATTGACCGCAAACGGTTGTTGAGAGGCGAGATAGGGGAACGGCTGAGAGGGCAGAGGTCAAGTCGTTGAGAGGACGGCAGAGGCCGCTGCCCTCGCCAGGTGTCGCTTATTGCACCTCTAGTAAAATAGCTATATAGCGCAAGCTATGAAGCTGCATCAGTGGGTCGAGGCGCAACCGATCGGCGAGCTCACGAGGCTGCACCTGCGTACAGGCATCGCCTACGCCACCGTTCACAAAATCTACCGGGGCAAGCGCGCGAGCTACAAGACAGCGGTCAAGCTCAGCGCCTGCACGAGCGGCCAGGTCACTATCGCCGAGCTCTGCGAGCCGCTGCCAGCGGGTAATAAGCCAGCCGACCTGCGGCGCAGGCCTCGGCTCGAGCAGCTCGAGAGTCGAGCGCCAGCGCCTGCCAAGCGAGGCAAGCGCAAGGCTGCGCGCAAGCGCCGAGCGCCGAGCCGCCGAGCTCGCGCCGATGGAGCGGCGCATGCGGCGTAAGCTGGCAGCGGCTGCGCGATCACAGTTGGGGGGCGGAGCCGCGCAGCCGCTGCGTTGCGAATCAGCTCAGCCGCACGCTGCTGGCAGTATCGGCAGGGCGCAAGGGGCCGGCAGGTGAGCGCGCTCGAGCTCGCAGCCGACGGCATGCGCGCCGCTGCGCTGGCGCTGGCGCTCGAGCGTGTCGAGGTAGTCGAGCTCGCCATCTGCCCTCGATGCCTGCTGCGCAGCCGACGGTTCCGCAGCGCGGTCGACCATGTCTGCGCGAGCGATGTCATCTGCGGATGGTGCAAGCAGGAGCGCTCTGCGCGGATGATCGTTGTCGACCAGCAAGGATCATTCAGCGTGGTCGAGCCATGCGCCTGCCGAGGTGCGCGATGATAGGTCGGCCCTATGGCTACCAGTGGCTACGCATCAGGAGGCAAAAGGGGAACCGTGTGTCTGCCCTGCCGCCGACGCAGAGGCCGCTCGATGCCGCGATCCTGGCCATCGACTCGGCGCGCCGCTCTGGCTTCGCGCTCTACGTGCGCGGCGAGCTCGTGCGGTATGGCGAGTGCAACGCTCGCTGCCAGGCCGATCGCCTCGAGGTCATCGCGCGCGCGCAGCGCCTGGCCGCTGAGTTCGAACTGCGGCTCGGCTTCGTGGTCGAGGCGCCATTCGGCGGCACGCTGGCAACGGCCCTGTCACTGACAGCGAGCCTCGAGCTCTGGCGCGACAGCTGGCGGGCGCTCGGCGGCGTAGGCACACGAGTGCTGCAGCTGCGCGCGAGCGACTGGCGCGCGCAGGTATTCGGCAAGGGCAGCCTGCCTCGCGACGTAGCTCGGCACCTCGAGCAGGTCATGGCGCAGCGCATCGCGCGCTTGCACATCGGCGATGAGGCGCCGCCGATAGGCGGCGACTCGGCCGCCGCCATCTGCCTCGGCTACACGCAGCTACGCTCGAGCGCGCTGCGCGCAGCCCTGCGCTGCGAGCTCGTGCCTGCACGAGGGCAGGGCCATGGCAGCGCCTAAGCCGATACCAGACTCGCCTACTCACTGCCGCAGCTGCGGCGCCGAGCTGCCGCCGCTGCGGCGTTACGCTGGCCTGTGCGCGAGCTGCCTGCCTGCGCAGCAGCAGCCGCCGCTGGCCGATCCGACCGAGCGGCAATGGCAGGTCCTGCGCAGGTTCCGCAAGCCGAGGCGCGACGGTCGAGGCAGTGAGCGCTGCGTGCGTGTGCGCTGCTCGTGCGGCAGCGAGCGCACGATGACAGAGGCGATCTGGCGCGACTTTCGCTCGACACGCTGCAGGGCCTGTCGCCTGCGTGCGTATCGCCGAGGCGGATTCAATGGCTACTAACGAACGAATATCGACACCATCGCGCGCGCGCGCGCGAGGCAGGCCGACAGCATACACAGCCGAGCTCGGCGAGCAGCTCTGTAAGCTGGTCGGCCTCGGCGTTCCGATCGGCGTTGCGTGCCGAGCCGAGGGCATCGGCAAGCGCACGCTCTACCGCTGGCGAGAGTTCGGCGCAGCAGGTCGCGAGCCGTATGTCGGCTTCGTGCGCAAGCTCAACCGCTCGCTCGCCAAGGCCGAGGCGGCGATCACGCTGCACGTCGTGCGCGCAGCGCAGCGCGACTGGCGCGCTGGCGCATGGTGGCTCGAGCGTCGGCATCCGCAGCGGTATGGCGCTAAGCAGACGCTGCGCCTCGAGAAAGGCCCTGGCGAGATGAGCGACGCCGAGCTCGACAACGCGATCGCTAAGTATGGCTACGTGCGCGCGAGCGCGCCGATCGAGGAGCATGCCGATGAGTAGTGAGGATGAGGTGACAGAGGTCGGCTCGCGCGAGACGCAGCAGATCGACGTCGTGCATGATCTGGTCGAGCTCGTGCTGATAGTGCTCGCCGAGGCTGGCGAGGATGGCCTGCTCGGCAGCTCGCTGGTCGCTGCGGCGCAGGCGCGCGGCCTCGAGTTCACAGAGGGGCGCGAGCTCGAGCAGTCGGCCATCGTATACGCCGCAGGCATCGCCTGCGGTATCGGCATGGTCGAGGTCATCGGCGGCTATAACCCGCTCGTGTCGCTGCTCGAGCAGAGGCTGAGCCGCATATGAGCTGCGAGAGTTTCGCCTACAGCGAGCACATCGACATGGCAGACTACATGCTGCTCTGCGACACGCTGCGCCTGCGCCACAATGAGGGCATCATCGACGCAGCGCGGCGAGTGGTAGCCGAGGAGTGCGGCGCCGCAGTCGGCTGCGCGCGCAAGCTGCTCGATCTGGTCGAGCGCGACTCGAGCGCTGATGGCCAGTGGCTTGCGATCGCTGCGGCGGCGAAACTCGCGCGAGACTCGAGGCCGCTGGTTAGGCTGGCGCGCAAGATGAGGTTGATATGAGCGAACCGACAGGCAAGGCCGATCGTCGCGATGAGCTGCTAGTCGCCGCAGCGCTGAGCATCGCAATGCACCTAGTGTTCACTGGTCGCGCCTATGCGCTAGCGATCATGGATAAGAATGCGGAGGCAGCCGACGCTGCCTCGAGGCTCATTGTCGAGCGCATCATCGAGCATGCGTCGCAAGGACTGTCAGTTACACAGGCGCAGTTCGCCGAGCTCGTGTCAGAGGTCGCTGGCGTCGCCGAGCGATACGCAGCCGAGCGCCTGCTGCGCGCGCCAGATGCGCAGAGTCCAGATGAAACCAAAAGCAAAACAGAACCAAGCAGCAGCAACTAAGCCAGCAGCGCGCAAGGCCGCCGCCGCCAAGGCCTCGCCGCTGGCGGCTGCATCGCCTGCCGTCTGGCTGTCGCCGAAGGAGCTCAAGCCTTGGCGCGATAACCCTCGGCTCAACGATGGCGAGCCTGTCGAGGCTGTGATCGAGAGCATCAAGCGGTTCGGCTTCGGCTCTGTCATCGTTGCGCGCGCAGCCAACCGAGAGATCATCGCAGGGCACACAAGATGGAAAGCAGCGCTCGCGCTCGAGCTGCCGCAGGTGCCAGTGCGGCTGCTCGACATCAGCGAGCGCGAGGCACACCTGCTCGCGCTCGCCGACAACCGACTAGGCGAGCTCGCGACATGGAGCGACTCGCTCGCGAGCGTGCTGTCTAAGTTTGACCTGGCCGAGGCCGAGCTCGCAGGCTGGTCGAGCGAGGATATAGAGGCGCTCGCAGATGAGCTCAGCGGCAGCGATAAGCCAGAGGCCGAGCTCGAGGAGGATGAGGCGCCGCCAGTGCCTGTCGACCCAGTGAGCAGGCTCGGCGATGTCTGGCAGCTCGGCGCTCACACGCTGATCTGCGGCGATGGAAGGCAGACACCTGTGCGCAGCTTCGGCGCAGTGATTACCGATCCGCCCTACGGTATCTCGGTTGTGACCAAGCAGGGCCGTGTCGGCGCTGCAGGCGCGCAATCGGCTAAGTTCGGCACCGTCGCCAAAGCAGGCAAGTACGCGCCGATTGCTGGCGATGACAGCACGCCGGATGTGCGCTGGCTGCTCGAGCGCGGCGAGGTCGTGATCATGTGGGGCGGTAACTACTTCGCCGACCAGTTACCAGCGCAGGGCGGCTGGCTCGTGTGGGACAAGCGCGATGATAGCGGCATCGAGAATAGCTTCGCCGACTGCGAGCTCGCCTGGTCGAACCAGACAGGCCCTGCGCGCGTGCATCGCCAGCTGTGGAACGGAATGATCCGCGCTGGCGAGCACGAGAAGCGCAAGCATCCGACGCAGAAGCCAGTCAAGCTGCTCGGCTTCTGCCTCAAGTTCACGAGCGGCGAGGTATTCGATCCGTACGCTGGCAGCGGCACAACGCTAATCGCCGCCGAGCAGCTCGGCCGAGTGTGCACTGCAGTCGAGCTCGCGCCTGCCTACTGCGATGTGATCATCGAACGCTGGCAGGCACTGACAGGCCAGAGCGCGCAGCGCCGCAGTGGCGGTGCAGCGTAAGCCGAGCCTCGCTGCCCTCATCGCAGAGCGAGGCAAGCGTGTCGAGCGGCGAGCTCGCACGCCTCGCAACCTCTACGAGTTCATCAAGAGCGCATGGCCGATCGTCGTGCCGAATGCGCCCTATGTCGACAACTGGCACATAGGCGCAGTCGCCGAGCACCTCGAGGCCCAGAGCCGAGGCGAGCTGCCGCGGCTGGTCATCAACGTTCCGCCAGGCTCGAGCAAGAGCACGACTGTCTGCGTCATGTGGCCAGCGTGGGAATGGTCGATAAACCCTGGCTGTCAGTGGCAATACGGGGCCTATGCCGATGCGCTCGCTGTGCGCGACTCGCTCAAGTGCCGCACGCTATTCGAGAGCGAATGGTATCGCGACCTATATCGCGAGGTGTGGAAGCCGAAGCGAGGCCGCTGGCTCGCCGACTGGCTCGAGAATGATCGAGGCGGCATCCGCCAGGCCATCAGCGTCGGCGGCTCGCCGACTGGCTTTCACGCACACAGGCAGGTCGTTGATGATCCGATGAAGCCGACCGATGCGCACAGCGCGACGATGCTCGAGCACACTCGGCTGTGGTGGTTTGAAACGATGGCGTCGCGTGTGCTGCCTGGCAACAACACACGCACCATCATCATGCAACGCCTGCACGATCGCGACCTCGCAGGCCTCGCCGCCGAGCAAGGGTATGCAGTGCTCGCGATGCCGATGCGTTACATCAGCGCAGCGCGCCGAGCGCCTACGCCTATCGGCTGGCAGGATCCTCGGCAGGCCGATGGCGAGCTGCTCTGCGAGGCGCGCTGGCCAGACGCCGAGGTCGATCGGCGTAAGCAGGAGTTCGGCCCTGATGGCTGGGCAGCCCAAGACCAGCAGGACCCAGTGCCGCAGGGCGGCGCCATCTATCGGCAGGAATGGCTGCAGCAGTATTACCTCGTGCGACCGCCGCTCGAGGGAAAGCTCGTGTGCCTGTCGCTCGACTGCGCATTCAAGGCGCATGACACCTCGAGCTATGTCGCCGCGCAGGTGTGGGCTTACAGGCCGCCGCACTTCTGGCTGCTCGATGAGATACGCGAGCACCTCGACTTTCTCGGCACTGTCGCTGCGGCGCGCACGCTGCTCGCGCGCTGGCCGCAGATCACGACCACGCTAGTCGAGGACAAAGCAAACGGCCCTGCCGTGATCGAGATGCTGCGCAAGCAGGTGAGCGGCGTGCTGCCAGTCACGCCAGACGGCAGTAAGGAGGCTCGCGCCTACGCTACACAGCCAGTGTTCGCCGCTGGCAACGTGTGGCTGCCAGACCCGTCGCTCGCGCCATGGGTTCACGACTGGGCAACCGAGCACAAACGGTTCCCTCGAGGTGTCGCGAATGATCGCGTTGATGCGCAGACGCAGGCCATTAGACACTACCTCAAGGGAGGCGCCGCAGACTATCTGGCGGCGCTCGAGTCGCTCGAGCTGTAGCCACTGGACAGCGGATCGCGATGCCGATAGGCGCGAGCATGAGCCTGGCTAATCGCGTCCTAGACACAGTGCAGCGGCTCGATGCCTGGCAGAACGTGATCACAGGCCTCGGCACTGTGCGCGACAAGCTGTCTGCGCAAGAGCAGGTCCTCGCTGCGCCGCTCACAGACCAGCAGCTCGAGTCGCTCTACACAGACGATGACATCGCAGCCAAGATCGTCGCTGCGCTGCCGAGCGAGGCGCTGCGCGCAGGCTTTCGAATACACATCAGCGCCGATGAGATCGAGGATGCAACGACTGTCTCGCGCTCGATCGACGATGCGCTCAAGGCGCTCGGCGCTGGCAAGGCGCTGCGGCAGGCGTGGATATGGGGCAGGCTCTACGGCTACGGCTGCGTATTCGTCGGCGCCGATGATGGGCAGGATGTGAGCGAGCCGCTCGACCTCGAGCGAGTCGCGAGCTGCAGGTTCCTCACTGTGCTGCGCCGCACGCAGCTGGTCGCAGAGTCTTACTACACAGACATCCGCTCGCCGAAGTTCGGCCAGGTCGAGCGGTTCCGAGTGATCGTGCCGCCGCAGACGCGCATGCAGCAGGGCACAGTCACTGGCGCCGATGGTAAGCCAGTCGCGCCGCTGCGCACTGGCAGCAGTCGCTACGGAGATCTCATCGTTCACGAGTCGCGCCTGCTCACATTCAGAGGTGTGACCAGCGCACGCTACCAGGTGCTCAGCGGCACATTCTGGGATGATAGCGTGCTGCAGCGCCCCTATCAGGCGCTCAAGCAGAGCGCCTCTGCTTGGATGTCGACGGCGCATCTGATGACAGATGCGAGCCAAGGCGTATTCAAGGTTGCCAACCTCATTCAGATGCTCGCCGCGAATGGCGAGGCACTGCTGCGCAAGCGCCTGCAGATGATGGATATCGCGCGCTCGAGCGCTCGAGCGGTGCTGCTCGATGCCGAGAAAGAAAGTTTCGAGCGTGTCGCAACCACATTCACCGGCATACCAGACCTGCTCGATCGGTTCATGATGCGCATCGCCGCCGCCGCCAGCATGCCTGCGACGGTGCTGTGGGGCAGGTCGCCAGCGGGCATGAATGCGACTGGCGAGAGCGATGTGCGCGGCTGGTATGATCGCGTTGCGAGCGAGCGCCTCGAGGAGCTCGTGCCTGCCATCGAGCAGCTCACTCGCATCATCATGGCGACCGATGATGGACCGACTAACGGCGAGGTCATCGACGGATGGCATGTCGAGTTTCCGCCGCTCTGGCAGGAGACCAAGGCCGAGAAAGCAACCGCATTCAAGACCACATCTGATGCGCTGGTAGCGCTCACGACTGCGCAGATCATCCTGCCAGAGGAGGCCGCGCTCGCGCTCGCGCACAGCGGCGAGTTCGGCGAGCTCGATGTCGAGTCGCGCGAGCACGCACTCAAGCTCGAGCTCGAGCGCATGCGCGCCGAGCCCCAGCCTGATGACCTGCTGCCAGCTGGCGGCGATGGCGCTCTGCCTGGCCTGCCTGGCGGCGGCGATGCTGCAGCCGACAGCGCGCTTAATGGGGCGCAGGTCGCGAGCCTCCTCGACATCGTTCGTGCGGTCGCTGCTGGCGAGATACCTCGCGAGACAGCGGTTGCGATCATCATGCGCGCGTTCTCGGTCGATGAGCGGCAGGCCGACCAGATGCTCTCGACTGTCGGTCGAGGCTTCGTGCCTACGCCGAAGCAAGCGCCGCCGAGCCTGCATGCTGCGCCGCCGCCGCCGCCGCCGCAGGGCGCTGAGTAGTGGCGACACGCAACATCGCGCAGCGCGCGCTCGCAGCGAACCTCACTGGCGCCGCTCGCGCTCGAGCGCGCACGAGCGCGCCGCCTCGAGGTCGAGCCGCTCGAGCTCGGCCGAGGCCGCCAGAGTTTCCGACGGCTGTGCGCAACGGCTACCTCACTGGTCTGCTCGGCGTAGTGAAACGCACGCAGCAGGCAGTCGAGCGCATCGTTGTGCCTGCGCTGCCGCGGCTGGTCGCGCAGGCGCAGCGCGCCGATGCCGACGATGCGAAGCTGCCAGCCATCGCGCGCATCGCGATCGCAGGCGCGCCTCGCGCTGGCAAGACTACCGCCGCCAAGGCGCTCGCCTCGAGGCTCGGCCTGTCGCTCGTGCACAGCGACGATCTCATCGGCCTCGGCTGGTCAGAGGCCAGCGCCGAGCTCGCGCGCCGCATGGCGGCCAGCTCGAGCGGCATCTTTGAAGGTGTCTCGGTCGTGCGAGCTATACGTAAACTGCTCGACCAGTCGACTGATAGGCCAGTCGATGCGCTGCTCATTCTGCGCACGCCGCATGTCGTGCTCACAGACGGCCAGCGCGCGATGGCGCGCGCGCAGGATACGATCCTCTACCAGGTCGTGCCGAAGCTGCACGCGAGAGGTGTGCTCATCGCGCACGAGGCCGCCGAGCTCGAGCCGCTGGCGGCGCCGATGCGCGCCGATGCTGGCGACGATGACATCGATGCTCTGCTCGCCAAGGCCAGGGCATCGGTCGCGCGCGATGCGCGCGCGCCAGTAGGCGCGCTCATTCGGCAGACAGGCAATCGAGTCGCCGAGCACACAAAGAACGAGACAGAGCAGATCGTCGGCGAGGTGCTCGGCATCGATGTGTTCTCGCCGGAGACAGGCATGCCGCAGGTCGCGCAGCGGTTCCTCGAGCAGCAGCAGCGGCTCATCGTTGGCCTGGTCGACAAGCAGCTCGCCGATGCAAAGAAGACACTCGAGCGCGGCCTGCGTGAAGGCTGGCGGCCAGAGCCGCTCGCGCGCGCGCTCAATGAGACTGGCCTGTCAGAGGCGCGCGCGACCATCCTCGCGAACGACAGCGTTGCGAAACTGCATGGCACGATGACCATGGAGCGGCAGCTCGCGCTGGGCATCAAGACTTACACCTGGCTCACAGCGCGCGACGATAAGGTGCGACCAGGGCACAAGGCCCTCGATGGCAAGGTGCAGAAGTGGTCGCAGCCGCCAGTGGTAAACCCTAAGACTGGCAAGCGCGCGCATCCTGGTTTCGATACGCACTATTATCCCTGCCGCTGCTCGGCTGTGCCTGTGCTCGATGATGTGCTCGCCGAGCTCGGCCTCGGCGATGAGCCGCTGCAGCCGCCAGCGCCGAGGCCTCGGCCGCAGCAGCCGCCGCCGCCGCCGCCTCGCGCGCCTCGGCGCAGGCCGCCGCCGCCGCCGCCGCCGCCAGCAGGTCGGCCTCTGCCGCCGCCTCTGCCGCCGCCTCTGCCGCCGCAGCCGCCAGTGCCTCGAGCTCGGCAGCAGCCGCCGCCAGTTCCGCCGCAGCCGCCGCCATCGCTGCAGCCTCACAGTGCCGAGGCTCGGCGCCGAGGCAAGCTGCTGGCCGACCTCGATGCAGGCGCGCGCACGCTGCCTGCCAGAGGCTCGGCAGATGCAACCAAGCTGCGCGAGCCGCTGCAGGCTGAGCTCACTCGCCGAGGCCTGGCGATGCAGTCGCGCGCGACACAGAACGTTCAGGTCGCTAAGCAGGTGCTGCGCAATCCCAGAACGCAGGGCGCGCTCTACGGCAACGGAGCGCTCGAGCTGCGTGCAGACATCGCGAGCGACCTGCAGGCCAGCCTCGCTGCGCTCGCGCGCGGCGAGCAGCTCACATACAAGCAGGCGATCGCGCTGCGTGTGTACGTACATGAGGAGCTGCACGCGGCAGGGCCGACGCTCACGAGTCTCGACACGACAACCGAGGGCTCGATCGGAATGATGATCGAGGAGACAACGACCGAGGCCGCAGCGCGCAGCATCGTGCGCGACCTCGCTGGCGAGCTCGGCTCGAGCAAGGCCCTCCAGCTGCCTGTCGGCGGCGAGGTGCTCGAGGGCCGAGCCTACGATCGTTACATCACAGGCATGCTCAACGGACTGCGCCAGGTCACAGACTGGTCAGAGGCCGAGGCCGCTGCGGCTTTCGAGTCGGCCTCACAATCATACAAGGGTATGGGTCGGACTATCAGCACAGAGGCGGCGCTCATTCGCGCCTACGTCGGCGCTGTGCCTGGCCTCACGACCAGCCAGCGCGACCGGCTCATCGCTATATTGGAGGAGGTGAAACCTTGACAGTCACATGCGATCTGCGACTTGGAGACTGGCGCGACGCGCTCGCGCGAGTGCACTGCGACACGCTCATGACAGACCCTCCTTACAGCGCGCGCACGCAAGCTGGATACCGCAGCGGCAGCGCGCCTAACCAGCAGGTAGGCATTAGCTACGGCATAATCGATGAGGCTTACTGTAGAGCGTTCGTGCGCGCCTGGCTGCCTCGTGTGCGCACCTGGTTCGTGATCTTCGGCGACGATGTCACGTGCGGCTACTGGCGCGATGCGCTCGAGCGCTGCGATCTGTACGTGTTTCAGCCTGTGATCTGGGTCAAGCAGGCAGCGGCGCCGCGCTTCTATGGCGACGGACCAAGCTCGCAGTGCGAGCATATAGCCATTGCACGTAGGCGCATCGTTGTGCCTCGGCGCTTTAGGCCAGGGCATTACACAGCTCCTGTCGTGCGAGGCGCCTCGATCATTGGACAGAAACCGCTCGAGCTCATGCGCTCGCTCGTGCGCGACTATTCAGAACCAGGTGAGGTCATCATCGATCCGCATGCAGGCACAGGCACAACGCTGCTCGCAGCTCGGCTCGAGGGCAGGCGCGCGCTCGGCGCCGAGCAGGACAAGACGACACACAGGCTCGCGCGCGAGCGGCTGCGAGTCGCGAGCAAGTCGGCGGCGGCGTAGCGATGCCCGATCGCAGCCCAGCCGAGCGCCTCGCAGCGAGTCTTGTGTTTAGTTTCGACAACGCAGTGCGGCTCGCGCAGGCATACCTCGCTGATGCGAAGTTCGGCGATGTGCCGCTCAGCGTAGAGTATCGCCTCGCGATGATGTCTGCGTCGCGAGAGGAGGCCGACAGGCTGCTCGCGCGCATCGATGAGCTGCGCGCCGAACACTTCCGAATGCTCGGTCGACCAGTGCCAGAGCGCGAGTCGCCAGACGCGTTAGCATAAACGCCTCGATCGGCGCGCTTGTATGCCGCGCAAGTGTGGCGCTATAGTCACTGACTCTCAATGACAGACGCGGAGCAAGCGCTCGAGGTGCGAAACGCCGAGCGCATAGCGCATGTTCCAAGAGGGGGAATGTTAGGTGGTGCCGCTATATACGTATGCGATCTATATAGGTCATATCGACTACCCTGGCATGGTAGTTGTGATGCGCGCTCGCATCGTGAGCGGCGTCAATGTGATCGATGGCGAGGCGACGCTCTGCGCGGATGTCGCCGCCGCTCGGCGCTGCATACAGGCCGCGTTACCAGGCGCCATACTGCTGCAGCCAGAGGGGTGCGAGCCGCCGCCGATCTTCGAAGTGTGGGGCTGAGCCATGCAGACACCTGCGGAGCACATCGCGCGCCTGCGCGACCTGGCATCGTTTCGCCTGCGGCTCATGACTGAACGCGGCCTCGATCCGATGATTGACCCGTTACTTGAGACTGTGCACGCGGCCTGCGTCGCGCTCGAGCAGCCGTCGCTGCCAGCGCTCGCGCAGCGCATCGCCGATGTCGAGGCCGAGGTGTCGCAGGTCGAGGAGCGCATCGATGGCCAGTGGCAGTCGCTGCAGCTCGCCGATGAGCATCGGGAGCAAAGCTCCCTGCGGCGGCAGGCGCAGCTCGAGGCCTCGGTCGAGCGACTCGAGCGCGAGCTCGGCAGTCTGGTCGAGGTCGCATCGCGCGCTGGCTGGGAGGCCGATGAGCATGGCGCGCTGGCCGACTGGTTGGCGGCTCGACTCGCATGAGCCTGCGGCCGACTGGCACCTGCTTTGATGATGCGCTCGAGTTCCTCGAGGTGCTCGTGCGGCTGCGCAAGGCGACGCCAGCGCAGATCGCGCGGGACGCTCGTGTCGTGCACGGCATCTGCCTAGCGCCAGGCGATGGCCTGCGCTTCGCGCATGGCTGGGTCCGCCTCGTGCCGCACGAGCTCATCGTGCAGGGCGGCATCGACGATGCGAAGTCAGAGCGTGTCTGGCGAGTCGACACTGCCGAGGCGTTCCGCAGGTACATGCGGCCGCAGCAAACGACCACCTACACAGTGCGCGAGTTTGTCGAGCTCAACCAGAAGCACGGAACAACGGGGCCTTGGCTGCCTGAATACCTCGCGCTCTGCGGCGATGGTGTCTTCTGGTAGCCTGGTCGACTAGCTGCTCGAGCGCGCCGCCGTCTGGCCTGTCAGTAGACCAGTGGACTGATCGACCTTGACACTGGCTGGCGCTGCCAATAGCAGCAGCCGTGTCAGTCACACGCTACGATGCAGCGAAGCTGGGCAAGGTAACGCGCACGCCTCAAGGCTTTCTGCGCGCGCCTGCTCGGCTCACTCGCACTGGCGTGCTCAAGTACAAGCGCGCAGACGGCACAGTCGTGCGCGAGCTGCGCCGACCAGAGCAGGTATTCCGAGCCGAGTCGATCGCGAGCCTGGCCGATGCGCCGCTCACTGACCTGCATCCGCGCGAGATGGTTACGCCGAAGAACGCGCGCACGCTGGCTGTCGGCCATGTGAGTGGCGCCTCGGCGCGCCCTGATGGCAGGTATGTCGAGGCCGAGGTTGTCGTGACTGATGGCGCGATGATCGACGCCATCGAGCAGGGCACGAGGCGCGAGGTTAGCTGCGGCTACTCGTGCAAGCTGCTGCAGGGCGGCGGCGTCTACAACGGCGAGCATTACGACGCTGAGCAGACCGAGATTGTCTACAACCATGCAGGGCTAGGTCCGCCGCAGTGGGGCAGGGCAGGGTCAGAGGTCGCGCTGCGCCTCGATGGCGAGCGCGCAGAGCTCGAGCTCGGCGCCGAGGATGCTTGCGCGCTCGATGCGATCGATGAGCCGCAGAACAGACCGAGAGGAAAATCGATGGACACCGTAACGATCCGAGTCGATGGCATCGATATCGCTGTGCCGCCGCAGTCGGCGCAGCTGATTACACGCACGCTCGAGCAGGGCGCGCGCGATGCTGAGCAGCGCAAGGCTGATGCAACCAAGTTGCAGGAGCGCATCGATGCGCTGCAGGCCGAGCTCGACACTGCAAAAACGAACCTAGCCGAGGCGACGGACGGCAAGCGGTTCGATGCTGCGGTAGCCGCTCGGCTGGCGCTGCTCGAGCGTGTGCGGCCGCACCTCGGCGCCGAGGTCAAGCTCGATGGCGTGAGCGAGCGCGAGGTCAAGGAGCGCACGCTCAAGCATCTGGTTAAAGACATCGACCTCGCTGGCAAGAGCGATGCCTACGTCGATGCGCGGTTCGATAGCGTGCTCGAGCAGCAGCCTAAGCAGACGCCGAGCAAGGGCAGCAACCTCGATGATGCTCGGCGCAAGCTGCGCGGCGATGGCGGCGGCGATGGCGGCGGCGGCAGCTCGGCGCCTGCCTATCGCACGCCTGCCTGGCGAACGCCGCTGCGAGCGACCTCGCGCAAGGCCGACAGCTAGCAGCGGCTCGCTCGCTGCGAACTCGCGCACGCTCTCAAGTCAATCGCTAACAGTGAGGAAATGCTAGATGCCTGGACAACTAACGTATGAGGTAGAGGGACCGATCGGCGTCGATGGTCAGAGGATCGAGGCCTATGGCCTTGGATTCGTGGTCACTGGCATCGCCGAGACTGTCGCCATCCCAGCGGGTAAGGTCGTGATCTACGATACCGGAGCAGGCCGAACAGATAAGGCGCTCAAGCAGCCGAGCACATCGGCGATGGTAACGACTGTGCTCGGCGTCGCTGGTATCTCGCTCTGGGATCCGACCTACCCAGAGCCGCCATACCCGATCGGCCAGGTGCTGCCAGTGATTCGCAAGGGGCGCGTTGCGATCGCAGCCGAGACAGCGCTGGCCATTCACACGAACCCGTTTGTCCGCTTCGGCGTTGTGGGCGCAGGCACTCTGCTCGGCGCGCTGCGCAACGATGCAGACGCAGGCAACGCAGTCGCAGCGCCCTACCTGCACGTAGTCAAGGCCTCAACAGGCGCAGGCGATATCGCGATTGTGGAGATCGACCTCTAACCCAGACACACAGCGCGCGAGCGCCATCGCAGGAGACAGCGTAAGCCATGGACCCAGAGTTACAGTTAGTTCAGCCGCTCGTGCGCAGTGAGCTCGCAGCATCGCTCGCCGCCATCGGCGTGCGTTTAGACTCAGACGACCAGCTCGAGCGAGTGATGCAGGCGATGGCGAACACCCGCGCCATCCTGTACGGAGTCGAGCGGCTCGATGCGAATGAGACTGCCCTGTTCGGCACGCAGCTCGAGTACATCAGCCAGCGCGCACGTGAGGTTCGCAGACCGGAACTCAAGTGGCGGCAGTTCGTCCCTGTCACGAGCGAGGCGCCGCCAGGTGCGGAGACTTGGGCCTACTATATGTGGGACGCGCTCGGCATGGCTGAGATCGTTGCTAACTACGCAGACGACATTCGGCGAGTCGCTGTCACTGCGCAAAAGGTTTCGTTCGACATCGAAACCTATGCGCTCGGCTACGATTACAGCGTGCTCGACATCGAGCGCGCTGCGATGAGCGGCGTCAACTACCGCAATCGCAAGTCAGACCAGGTGCGGCGAGGTTTCGAGCTGCGGTTCGAACGCATCGCGGCGACTGGCCAGCCAGGAACGAGCATCAAGGGCCTGCTCAACAATGCGAACGTTCCGCTGCTCACAGCGGCGAATGTCGGCGGTACCACTGCGTGGGGCAGCGGCACTAAGACTGCCAACGATGTGCTCAACGACCTGCTCGCGATGGAAAACGCGATCATTACAACGACCAAGGGTGTCGAGTCGCCAGACGCGCTCCTGCTGCCGCTCACGCAGTTTCGCTACATTCAGAATACGCCGCTGTTCACAGGCGCAGGCAGCGACCCAGAGGACACCATCCTCAAGGTATTTCTCGAGCGCTCTGCGAGCGTAACCGATATCGACTGGTGGCTGCCGCTCGCGACCGCGAACGCTGCAGGCACAGGCCCTCGCGCGCTGATGTATCGGCGCGACGCTGAGCATGTGCATTTCGAGATGCCGCTCGCGCCGACCGAGCTGCCGCCGCAGGCTCACAACCTCGCGCTCGATGTGAATAGCTGGGCTCGCAGCGGCGGCGTCGCTTACGAGTATCCGCTCTCGGCTGTCTACATGGACGGCATCTAGGCTGCTGCGAAGGTCTAACAGGTCAACCAGTAAGGTTAGGTAGAGTCCATGAAAGTCACTAACAAGAGCGCGCGCATCATCGGCATTCAGACGCAAGGGCAGACCATCGGCATCGCGCCGCTCGCGACTGTCGAGTTCCTCGATGCTGCCGAGGCCGACGTGCAGGTCTATCTGGCAGGCAGCCTCAAGCCATTGGTCGACAGCGGTGAACTGATAGTCGAGGCGACGCCGCCGCCGCCGCCAGAGGCGCTGCGCAGGGCGGCCAGCAAGTAAGGGCCGATGGTTACTGTCGAGCACATCATCGAGGAGTTCCCAGAGTTCGCACGCGCGAGCAGTGACCTCGTGCGTGCGAAGCTGGCCGATGCTGATGTGCTCACGAGCGCCGACTACCCAGCAGGCCTGCGCGATATGCGGGTCAAGTACCTGACAGCCGAGCTGCTCGTGCTCTCTCCGTCTGGCGAGTTCGCTCGGCTCGATCCGAGTAAGGAGCCAGACGGCGCGCGCAGTATCTACGAGCGGCGGCGCATCGACATCGATCGCGCGGCGCTGCCGCAGGCGATGGTGCTCTGATGCCAGTGCAAGACATCGATCGCGGATGGGATGCGCTGAGCAACCAGCTCGACCAGTTGCGCGGCGATCCGCATGTGCTCATCGGCGTGCAGGGCGCGCAGGCTGCCTCATCGCATGGCGGCGACGCAGTGACTAACGCGCAGGTCGCCAGCTGGAATGAGTTTGGCACAGGCCGCATACCGTCGCGCTCATTCATCCGAGACACCATCGACCTCAACCAGCAGCGGCTGCTGGCGATGGCGCTCAAGCTCGGCGGCGGCATCCTCGAGGCGAAACTCAGTGCGGCGCGCGCGCTCGGCCTGCTCGGCGAGCACACGCGCGGCCTGATGCTGCAGCGCATTACCGATCACATACCGCCAAAGAACGCAGACTCGACCATCGCGCGCAAGGGCAGCGACACGCCGCTGATAGCGTTCACTGGCGCGCTCAAGAACTCCATCACCTACAGGCTAGGGTAGCGATGGACTGGCAAGCATTCGCCGATGGCATGCGCCAGCTCGTGAGCGCGCGCTGCCGCATCGTGCTCGAGGATGTCATCTGGCTCAATGAGCCGCTCGGCATGCTCGGCAGGCCCTGCGCGTTCCTGTCGATGGCAGGCGCCGCCGACCAGACTGGCTCGCCAGATGAGGTGCTGCTGCACAGCAACGGCAGCGGCGCCGATGCGACGGTGCAGGTGCGAGGCAACCGAGCGATCGCAGTGACTACTCGCGTGCTCACTCGCGACCAGACGCCGAATGGTCGAGCGTATGTGTACCTCGAGCGGCTGCGCAATGCGCTCTACTGGCCGAGCACGCAGGCAGCATTCGACAAGCTCTGCGTCTCGCTCGCCGAGCCTGGCCCTCTGGTCGAGCTCGGTCGCAGCTTTGACTTTCGAGCCGAGAGCGAGGCCGCGCTCGAGCTCAGTTTCCTCTACACGTATGACACACACTGCGGCTGCTGCGGCAACGACGGCGCGCCGACAGAGACAGTCGGCACCATCGAGCATGTGATCGTCGATGGCCTGGTCTGGCCGCCATTCAACACCGATCCGAGCGTGATTGCAGTGCCGCCGAGGCAGATTGATAGGAGCTAACTATGGGCGCTGAGTCAGAGGTCATTATCCACACAGTGACTGTCTCGGATGCGACAGTCTCTAAGTTCGGCTTCGGCATCCCGCTGATTGCTGCCTATCACTCTTACTGGCTCGAGGATGTTCGCAGCTTCAATACAGCCGATGAGCTGCTGCTGCCGCCATTCAACGTGCCGAGCTCGAGCGTGCTCTATCAAGAGGCATCGAAGCTCAAGAGTCAGAATCCATCGCCGCCGCTATTCAAGGTCGGCAAGCTCACAGGCACGTTTACGCAGGTCGTGACAGTCACGCCGAGCGCGCCTGTGCAGGGCATGATCTACAGCTTCATGCTCAACGCAGTGCTGATAACTTACACTGCGCCAGTGACGCCGACTGTCGCGATGGTCTGCACAGGCCTCGCCGCCGCTGTCACTGCGGCGGCTGGCATCGGCGTAACTGCAACGTCCGACTCTACGAAAGTGACGCTCACAGCGACGGCAGGCGGCGTCATGCGCATCGCCAGTGCGACGGTAAACCTCGCGCTCGCAGACACAACACCGTTGTCTGCGACTACGCCAGCGACAGACCTCGCGCGCATTCGCGCCGCTGATGGCGACTGGTATGGCCTCATCCTCGCTGTGCCTGGCAAGGCTGCGATCCTCAACGCTGCCGCATGGGTAGAGACGCAGCGCGCGATCTTCCTCGCCTCGAGCTCTGATGGCGATGTGCCTGCGTCTGGCACAGGCGATGTCGCGACCTCGCTCAACGGCCTCGGCTACCATCGCACCTCGCTTTGGTACCATCCAAACACTGCAGACTTCATCGACGGAGCGCTCACTGGCGCGATGATGCCGAAGCTGCCAGGGCCGATCACGTACGCAAACAAGGGCCTAACAGGTGTCGAGCGCAAGAACTACGGCGGCTCGGAACGGGTCAACCTGCGCACGAAAAAAGCGAACTACTATGTCGACATCAAGGGCCTTGGCTTCACGCTCTACGGCTGGGCAGCGAGCGGCAGGTTCCTCGATGTGATGGTCGCCGTCGACTGGTTCGATGTCGGCATCGAGGATCGCATCATCCTGCTGCTGCGCAACAACGATGTAGTTCCCTACACAGACAAGGGCATTGAGACAGTGCGCGCGCAGATCGAGGGCCAGGTCAAGGAGGGCATCTCGCTCGGCCTCATCGATGGCGACCAGTCCTGGTTCGTGACAGCGCCGAAAGTCGCAGAGGTGAGTCCGACGGACAAGGCTAACCGTGTTCTGCCGAACATACGTTACGAGTACACGCTGTCTGGCGCGATTCACAGCGTGCGAGTCATCGGCGTAGTCAAGGTCTGACACGGTCTAACTCGAGCTCGAGCAGGAGGCGCGCATGGGATTCAAGGCATGGAACATCAACGACCTGGCGGTATCGCAGAACGCAGTGCCGCTCGACAGCGGCGGCTATGGCGAGGATGAGTTCCTATCTGTCGAATGGTCAGAGGACTGGTTCGCCAGCTACCGCGGATCGGATGGCGAGTGCACTCGCACACGCACGAATAACTTCGGCGCGATAGTGACGCTCAACTACGCGCAGACCGCAGACGCTAACGACAGGCTGAGCGCGATCCTCAACGCCGACCTGCTGCTGCCGAATGGCGCAGGCGCTGGCGTATTCAACGCGCGCGATATGCAGGGCAGGCTCGTGCTGAGCTCGCCTCGTGCGTGGGTAGTCGGTCCGCCGACTATCACGCTCGGCAAGACGGTGCAGGTGTATGCCTGGCGCATCGAGCTGGCCGATGTGACAGGCTCATTCTTTGGGGGTAGGTAGTCGATGGCGAGTCGCGAGGTCAAGGAGCGAGAGATCGCAGGGCAGGTCTACAAGGTAACGCTGCTCGGCGCCAAGCAGGGCCGAGCGATGAGCGTGCGGCTGCTCAAGCTCATCGGCCCCACGCTCTCGAGTTTTGTCGAGGGCACTGTGCATGGCTCGGATGGCGCAGCGTCGATCGCGATCGGCGCTGCCGATGCTGTGCGCGAGCTCGCGAAGCACATGAGCGCCGAGGAGCTCGCCGCCATCAGCGATGAGCTGGCCAAGTTCACAACGGTCGTGATCGATGCCGAGCTTGAGCCGCAGCTATTCGCGATCTTCGATGACCATTTCGCAGGTCGCTACGATGCCATGGTCGGCTGGTTGGCATTCGCAATAGAGGCGAACTTCGCAAGTTTTTTAGGCGGGTCCGCCAACCTCGGCGCCCTGCTTGGCAAAGTCAAAGCAGCGATCGAGTCAGTGTCCAAGTTCCAGAGGGCATCGACTGGGACATCTGGCGCATCGCAACCAGTCGGCACATCCGCGCAAGCCTAACCGAGGTGCAGCACGACTGGTCGCTCGATGACTTATACGAGGCTCACGCAGTAGAGGACATGTACGATGAGTTAGAGCGCCTGGCCGAGCAGGTTGCGAGAGCAAGGGGTCAAGGATGAGTGCCACTGTGCTGCGCGAGCTGGTTGCGAAGATCGGGTTTCAGCTCGATGAAACCGGTTTCAAGAAAGCCGAGGCCGACATCGAGGCAATCAAGGCCTCGCTCGGCGAGCTCGACAAAAGCACAGGCAAGAGCGCAGCGCGCATGTCGAGCGCTGGCAAGCAGATGGCAGGCGCGAGCGGCGCTGCCGCAGGCGCTGCGGCGCGCGCGCCTCGAGGCGCCGAGCGCATCGCGAGCCGTGCTGCAGGTGCGGCGGCAGTCGGCGCAGCGGCGCGCGCAGGCAGCGGCGCAGGGCGCGGTCGCGATGAGCGAGGCCGATTCATCGGCCAGGGTAAGGGCAAGGGCAAGGACAAGTCTGCAGGCGGCGGCGCCGCTGCCGCTCTCGGCCTCGGCGGCCTCGGCACGCTGCTCGGCGGCCTCGCGATCGGCGCGACCATAAAGGGAATGGTCAACCTGGCGAGCGACGCCAACGAAACGCAGAACGTGCTCAAGGAGGTGTTCGGCGAGCAAGGCAAGAGTCAGATCAATGCGTGGGCTGATGGCGCAGCCAAGGCCATGGGGCGCTCGAGCTACACGCTGCGCGAGAATGCTGGCGCGCTCGGCGCGATGATCGATCCGATGGTGGGCAACACACAGAAAGCGCAGGAGATGTCCCAGCGCTTTGCTGGCCTGGCTGTCGACCTCGGATCGTTTTTCAACGCGACCGATGATGATGCGCTCGCCGCGCTCAAGAGCGGCATTACTGGCGAGGCCGAGCCGCTGAAGAAGTTCGGCGTAGTCATGAACGACGCGACGCTCGCAGAGTTCGCGCACACGCAGGGCATACACAAGAAGCTATCGGCGATGAGCAACGCCGAGAAGACTGAGCTTAGATACAACTTCATCATTGCCAAAACTGCCAAGGCATCAGGCGACGCTGCGCGCACGCAGGATGGTTTCGCCAACGCAACCAAGGCGCTGCAGGGCAAGCTCAAGGATGCAGGCACTGAGCTAGGTCAGAAGCTGCTGCCAGCGACAGGCAAGCTCATCAAATGGGGCGGCGACCTCATCGGCATATTCACCGAGATAGCAAAGAACAGCACCATCCTCGAGGCCTCGATCGCGCTGCTCACCGCTGGCTTTATCAGGATGAAATGGGCAGCGATTTCATCGCTGATAGTTCCGCTCGCGATCTTCGCTGCGCTGGCGCTGCTGCTCGATGACATCAACCAGCTATTCACAGGCGGCGACTCGCTCATCGGTCGCTGGCTCGACCAGGCATTCGGCATCGGCACAGCGACCACGGTTGTGCAGGGCTTCAACGATGCGCTCAAGATCAGTACTGAGTTGTGGGGCCAGATGGTCGAGGCATGGAAGGAGCTGCCCTCGCTCGCTGGCAT